TACAATATCTGCGGTAACAGTTACCTTTGCTGGATCGGGCTATACAACCGCGCCAACAGTTACCATTGCTGCTCCTCCCTCTGGTGGTGGGCATTTTACAGCAACAGCAACAGCCAGCGTTTCAGCTATTGCACCATCTGGCCTTCGCTTGGTTCGGCAATTTACAAACAGGATATTCGCAGTTGGTAGTGGAACAGATCGAAACACTCTTTACGCCTCAGACCTCCTTGATGCCGAGGTATGGAAATCAACCAATAGCATTGTTGTTGGCGGTGATGATGGAGAGGACATTGTAGCCATCCAGCCTTTCTACGATTACGAAATACTTGTCTTCAAGCCAAATAAGATTTATCTAGTAACGGCTGATCCTACGGCAACAACTGCGGCTGGCTGGACGGTGCGCTTGCTTAACGACAAGATTGGATGCGTATCTGGCAGGTCTGTCAACTTCGTCAACAAAGACGTATTCTTTCTTGCTAATGACGGAATTAGGTCTGTGGCTAGGTCTATTGCAGATGACTTTTATATTGTAGGAACGCCAATTAGCGAACCTGTCAAGAATATCATTGCCAGAATTAACAAGAACTATGTCACGCTTTGTAACGCTGCTTTTTACAACAATAGGTACTTTCTTGCAATTCCGCTAGATACAGCAACCACGCCAAATTATATTTTGGTTTATAATGCTTTATTTAATGCATTTGAAGGTTTGTGGAGCATCGCTGCTTCTAGGATGGTGATTACAAACTTTTCATCTGGATTTGCAACCAATGGGTTAAAACTTGCATTCGGAAGTCCCACAAGCAGGGTTGGTCATTATCTTGGCTACAAGGATGCAGACTCAGCCGATGCCACATCAGACTATGTGGATTATACTTCCACAGGAAGCTACACAAGTTCGGTAGCGTCTAAGGCTTATGAGTTTGATGATCGCATAGCGCAGAAGTTTGGATCGCACTATGAGATTGAGTTTTTCAACTCTGGATCTACCAACGCCAGCATCAGCATGAGGCGCGATACGGACGGAACAACAGTAGGGATAGCCTCAAATGTTGACACACGCTCGGCTGGTGGAATTACTCTTCCATTCACTCTCCCAGCTACGTTATCAGCACAAACCGTAAAACGTATTGCTAACAGCCTGCGATCCTACCAGAAGTGGCGCAATATGCGTATGATCGTTTCCGCACCATCCAAGAAGCTTTCTATTCGAGGAATATTGCTCGCAGCCAACCCCGACACCATCGAGGTGCAAAAGAACGTATGACGGCTGTGGAGTATATTGAGCAAAGCAATGTTCCAGAGGCTATGTGGCCTAACCTGGCTGAGTGGTTTGGCTGGTTTGAGAAGCAAGGGATGGTTGGGGTGGTTAAGGATGGGGAGGAGATAGCAGGCGTGGCTCTGGCTAGGTGTCTAAAGGATGGGCAAGAGCCTAAGCATTATGAGCATACTGAAGATGGCGAGAATGTCTTTGTTGACTTGACGATCTCATCAAAGGGTGGTAAATCTCTACGTTGCTTGCTGTTGCTCCTTTGGGAGCGTTTTGGTCCCCGCAAGCGGATCACCTTTAATCGTTCTGGTAAACCAAGGAGTTATGATTATATGACATTTATGCGAAAGGCTAGGGTTTAACACCATGGGTGGATCTCCGTCTATTCCAGCACCGCCTCCTCCGCCAGATCCGAATGCGGCAGCACAGGCCAATTCAGAGGCGTATAAAAAGAATATTGAAACATATCTTCAGAAGTCTCCAGAATTGGCAGCGATGGAAAACAAGCTTCGCGTTCAGTATATGCCTCAACAGCGTGCCTTGGAACGTCAGCTTTCAGCCTTAGATCAACAGTCTGGCGTGCAAGCTGGGATGCAGTTAGAACGGCAGTACGGACCGCAGCGCACCTTGGAATCGCTGCGCAGGCAGTACGAGGCTAGTCCACAGGCGTATGCTCTAAATCGTGGATTAGGCGATCAGATGACTAGGCAGTTCGAGCGTCTTTATGGCACATCACCCTACGGCTCAGTTGAGCAGAACGTAGCGTTTAACCGCCAGCCAGGGCCAGTTGATTTCTATGGCACGATTGGCACGAATATTGGTAGTCCAGAGTTAAAGGCGTAATATGGCAGTAACACAGCTTTCCGCTGATCGTAATTACGGATCTTCTGATCTTGGATCAAGACTTAACTTTCAAGTCTCGGACGATCAAATTGTTCAAGATTACAACAACTCAAAGCTATCCCGTCTAAACAGCGTGATTGAGCGAGGCAACGCTCAGATTGCTGGAATCAATGAACAGCTTGCTGCGGCCAACAAACTTCTTGTCGAACTTCCCGCTGGCGATGCCAGACGCACCTCTTCAGAGGTATTCGTTAAGCAACTCAACGATGATTTGAAAAGCGTAACTAGCGCAGTCACTGGCGCGCAGGATATGCAGAAGAATTTTAAGCCAATTACGATGGATAGCCCCGAAGGGCTAAAGGAGATTACATCCTTCCGATCTTTCGTCCAACTACCCGAAGAGCGTGCAAGCCAACAACTCCGCCAGATTGATCCCGAGTCATACAACACATCGGTTGCCCTCGGTCAGCAGTATCGCCAGATGGCAACTGCTCCTATTGGAGAAACCAAGTCAGCCCAAGCCGAACAACTCCGTAGCAACCTAGAGCAAGAGGCGATCAATCAGCTTGCCCTTGGCTCGCAGTTGGGCGCAGAAGAGCAGAGGCAATATCAGCAGGCTGCTAGGGCAGCACAGACAGCGCGAGGCAACATCTTTGGCGTTGCTCCTGCGGTAGAGGAAGCCGTCACAACTGGTCTTGCTGGCGAACAGCGTAAGCTGGCACGCTATGGTGCAGCCACTCAGTTCCTTGCTTCTGGACAAAACACATCTGATGCGTTGAAGTCTGACATAGCATTCCGCGATGCGTTGCTTCAGAACCGTCTTGGCGCAGCTTCTGGCTTTGTCGCTGGCGGACCTTCAATCTACAACCTCGCTGGCGCACGCACCGCACAGCAACAGAATGCAATACAGGGCTACATCCAAGCCAATCAAGCTTTACCTGGCGGGTTTAACCAACAGCCTTCTACGGCTTCTAACTTCTATCAGACTGTTGATCCCAGTATTCCAATTGGACTTACCAATGCGTTTGCAAGCTTGTACGGATCGCAGGCTAATTACTTGTCTAATACTTATGGCGCGCAAGTTGGAGCGATTTCTAGGCAGCCGAGTGGAGCATCTCAGTTTGCTCAGATTGCTGGCGGAGTTGGCAGCCTTCTTAGCCCATTAAAATTCGGATAAGGATAATTTATGGATAGAGTATCATATGGACCATTAACGCTATTTGAGAGCGATGCCTACAAGCAGGCAAAAACTATGCAAGCTGAAAAGCAGAATCTTGAACTTGAAAAGCTACGGCTTGATATGGCTGAAAAATATAAAGAAAGAGAAATGAATAGCCCAAGCGGAAGGGCTACTATGGCAGCGGATATAGCTGCGACTCTTGAGCAGGATAAGCAGAAGGAAATGGGCATACCATTGAGCGAGCAGATGAGTTCGAGAATGGTTGAAAAAGGTGGGCCAAGCATTCTTGAGGCCACCAAGATGCAGGGCGAGCTTGATGTCGAGGCAAGAGTGAAGCAGGCCAAGAGGGATGCGATGATGAATTTTGCTGCTGGCGAGAAGTCTTTGTTGCCTACTGCAAGCGTTGATGTTGGTGGTGTAAAGCAAACTGTTCTTGCGCCACAGGTTGGCAAGACAACCGCAGACATTAACGAGCAAATTTTTCAAGCTCAAGTTCCGCAACTTACAAAAGCATACATGGCTCAAGGCTACGATCCAGATACTGCTGTCAAGATGGCTGGATCTGATGTAACAAAAAATCTTTTCAAAGCACAATCAAGCGGTAAGGTTGTGCTTACATCAAACGATGGAATGAGTACAATTTCCTACACAAACGAACAAGCACAAAAAATGTGGAAAGACCCATCCACTCCAAAGTTTATTAAAACACAATTAAACAATTTCTTTGGAGAATCCGAACAACCAGCGGCTGCAAATTGGATTAAAACAAGACTAGGCAGATAACATGGCTGAAGCCCTAGAGCTATCGTCAGCCAATCGTATTAGGCAACTGGCAGGTATGCCAGTAGGGGCAGAACCACCGCCAAAGCTAGAAGAACCTCCAGCGTGGAGCGAGGTAAAGGCCTCCGAAGATTACAAGACTCTTACCTATCCAGAGCAGGTTGACCTAGCTCGCCAATGGGGTGCGGAAACAAAACAGTACGCATCTACGCTTCCAGACTACACTCCAGAACAAGACGTTGAAATTGATGACTTTGTAAACACGCAGGCAGTTGACGTTCCAGCCAATGTAAAAGCGGCTGCGTTGCGCGCTGGTTTGGTTAAGGGATCGGCATCAGTTATGGGCGGGATTGCTGGTGGTCTTGGCGGTGCTGTTGTAGGCGGACCAATTGGCGCGGTAGTTGGTGGTATTGGAGGATCAATTGCTGGAGGAGAATTAGCAGAGTCTGGACTACAAAAGTTCACGCCTAAGACGGCAAGAGCGCGTGAGTTTGCGCCAGGTTACGCTGCTGCTGGTCAGTATGCTCCAGAGGTTGTTATGGGTACGGTCGGTGCAAAGCAATTGGTTCAAGCTGGTAAGACATTGTTCCAAGAGCTAGGCGCGAAGAGGGCAGCGCAAGAACTCGGTAAAGCAGTTGGCGCATCCGCTGGAGTTAGCGCAGCTGTTGGAAGCGGGGTTAGGGCTATTACTGGAAGTGAGGTTACTCCTGGCACAGTTGCCGAGGACGCTCTGTTCGGCGCGCTATATGCTGGTCTTGGCAGCGGGTCTAGGGTTAAGGGATACAATTTCAACGAGTTTAAGGATTTGAATTACAAGGTTAAGGCTGGCAGAGCTACTCCATCCGAGGTGCGTGATTGGCAGCAAATCCTAAACGAAGCGCAAAGGACGCAGGCAACTGGAGTTGAGCGAGCCAAGCGTACCGAAGTTCAACTTGGTGGTAGGACTGTTCTTGATAAAGTAAATCTTGAGGGTGGCGCGCCAACGCAAGTTCGCCCTTACTACGAGCAACAGCTACAAGCACCAACGTCAACCGAAATACAGGTCGCTCGGGCACAACCACAAGAGCGTTTAATTAAACCAGCAACAGTAATTCCGCAGGAACAATTACCAGAAGCAGGCGTACGCGGAAGCGTACGCGGCACAGCAGCCGACACAGCCGAGATGCAACGGCGTGGAATCACGACACAGATGCAGGAAAGCTTGGTCGATCTAAACGATCCAGTGCCGAAGACAAACGTATTTACAATTGAATCCCAGGGTATCAATCGTGAAGCCATCATTCCAGATACTCGCGGATTGCAGGGCGAGATTGTGCGCGAAAGTCCGATTGTTACGCCAAGGACGCAGTTGCCTACAACGGAGAGATTGGCGTTGCCAGCGGAGGGTGAGGTTGTTCCAGCCGAAGTTGCTCCAGCCGCACAACCCACCATCCCTCGCCCTATGCGTGGCAAGGCTGGTGAGGCTGGGTTCATCGTATCCGATGTGCAGGAAGGCGCAGCCAAGGTGGCGCAGAAGTGGCTTACCACTGAAGGCAATCTTCCCAAAGAGATGTTTGACATTATGGAAGCCAAGGGATCGCGCACGCAGGCGATGCTGAAGCAGATTGATTTTACGCTAAAGGATCTATCGAATGCAGCCAGAGAGCTTAATGGCAAGCCTAAATTAACCCAAGATCAGTCGCTCCAGGTCGATCAGTTCCTGCGTGGTTTTATTCCAGCAGAGAATCTTCCAGAGGCAATCAGACCCGTAGCACAGCAGATGCGCCGTCAGCTAGACAACCTATCAGAAGGCTTAATTCAATCTGGAGTGTTCTCGCAGGAAGTTGGTACTTCTGGAATGAGCAAGGCTGATATGATTAGGATGAATAAGGGCGAGTATCTGACTCGTTCTTATGAAAAGTTTGATAATCCTAAGTTCAATGTGGAACTGTTAAAGAAAAGGGATCTAGCCAAGTATGCCCAAGCTGAAACATTTGTTCGCAATGAACTAAAGGCTCAGAATCCAAGCATTTCTGAAGAAGAGGTGCAGGGTAGAATTAGAGAGATAGTTGAGCAAGGCCGAGACAAGCCAATGGAGTCAATGATTCAAGCCTCTGGAATTGGCAAAAAGCTTGGAATTACAAAAGCAAAAAAAGATATTCCAGAACAAATCAGATATTTGATGGGCGAATACAACGATCCAGTAATCAATTACGCAAGGTCGGCAAGCAAGATGATTAACTTGCTTCAATCACAAGAGCAGTTGAACAAGCTGAAAGAATTTGGAATTGCAAACAGGTTATTCTTTGAAAAGCCAACTGGAACTGCTGTTAAACAGATTGCTGCCGATGGTTCTGACACGCGCTCGCCACTAAATGGACTTTACGCAGAGCCAGAGCTTGTGGATGCAATTGAAAATTTTGAGATGATGCACAAAGGAGGCGCATTATTTCAAATTTACTCAATGGCGAATGCCTGGGTCAAGTGGGGCAAGACAGTTGGAAGCATCCAGGCTCAATTTAGGAATCCTATTTCAAACGTATTGATTGAAGTTGCGAATGGAAACGTGTCATTTGGTGGAAATCTAAAA